CACCTTCATCTTCTGCTCGGCAGAGGATAGTGCCTGAACCTCCGCAGTGATATATGGAGAGATATCGAGTTTTAGAAGTTTGCCCTTACCGATTTTCTTCAGTTCCTCGAGTTCCGCTTTCAGCTGCCCGATAACTCCCTGCAGTGCCTGAATATCCGCCATCTGCGCATCGGTATTCACACCTGTGGACATCGCCTGCTTGAACTGTTTCTGCAGGCTCTTGAGCTGGGACTCCAGATTAGCAATGACCGCTTCCGTATATTGACCTATACTCCCAAGATTGCCCTCTACCGAGCGCATCCCCTTGAGCGTCTTGTCATCAAGCAGTATTTCCAGTCTGACGGGTTCCATTTATCCTCCTAGTTTGGTTTGAAAATATTCTGTAGTAAAAGTTTCCGGACGACGGTTCTTCTCTCTCTCGATAAGCTCTTCCTTTGAGACATAGCGGCTGACATCCATGTTCATTGCCAGCAGCTCCGCGTAGCTGATCTTCCAGAGGATGTAGTGTTTTGATCGTCCGAACCGCTCCATTGACTGGGCGATGATACCGAGAATGCTATGGGGACCTTCCTGCCGGCCCTTTAACTCATCCTCTCGTTGTGGCTTCCGATTGGTTCGAGCAGCTTTGCGGCCCGGGCTGCCAACGGAATAGTATTGCAAAAAGCCTGTACGTCCATGCCCGAGAGCAGCTGCATCAATGCCGCGGTGAGCATGGCAGGATGTACACGCCACCTGATGTACCAGGCAACGGGCTTTACAAACAGCCACCCGGTAATCCATCCTGTACAGATCGACAGGGCAACGATCTCACTGACCGCTTTTCCCTTCTCTGCGATGAACCTAAGACGGGCATCATATTCCATATCCTTGATCTCTTCCGGTGTAACACCCAGCTTCATATAGCGAAGGGCAATTCTGATGATCGCTCCTGCCGGCGGACGGTGCATGACCAGGTGCGAGTCGCACTTCCGTTTTCCAAAGATCCTTAAAGGGATGACCGGTATCCGGATACCAACGTCAAGCAGCATCTCGGCTGCCTGGCGTTGTGTAGCTTTGCTGTCCATTGCTAATCTGAATTTGGCAATTCACTTGACGGCGGTACTTCACCGGGTGCGAAGATCTTATAAGCAGGTTTGCTTTCACCCGCCTCCTGCATCTCCAATTCGCATGAGATACCCAGCACGTTGCTAAAGTTGATACCGTTGGCGAAGTTGCAGGTAAGCAGCCCATTATAAATGCGGATGGTATGGCCGGTGGTACATTCGATATCGAATACGCCCTGAACATCCTTATCCTCGGTTGGCGGGGTATAGTTACCCTGTCCATCAGCTTCTCCGCCCATGATCTGTTTCATATTTTCAGCCAGCAGCTCTATCAAGGTAAACGTCCACATCTTGATTCCGGGCGTACCCTTGATCACAGCAAACGGTGCATTACGTTTCTGTGCTGCCCAGATACGGTTCTTGGTGGGGGAGTCTCCTCCCGGCTGCATGCCGTCCTCGGAGATCAGACCAAGCTTCGCTCCGTTGTATTTAAGCGAGCTCACTCCATAGATAGCTCCAGTATTTTCCATATCACTCTGATTTTTAATTGTTTTTAAATTTGTTTTTAAGATACCTTGTTCCTATGAAAAGGAGCAGGCATGCAAGGCATATTCCCATGACCTTGCCCTTGGCCCGCTCCCAAAAGGAGGGTTCTGGTATAATATCTTCTTTCAGCGTATCATTGACTTCCTGATTTTCAGTCAGTGTCCTCTCGATAGTAACCTGCTCTTTCCCTTCAGTCTGTGCCGTGACCATCAGGCCACCTTCTCCGTCTGACTCGATCCTCAGATCCAGACCGTTCTGCTGTTTCTGCACACCTATGCCTTCAGGGAGGCTGGCGATCATCTTCATACGCTCGGGTTCCAGTGTCAGGCTCGCCATCCTCATCGGGTCCCGCGCGGAGGTGATTACCTCGGTTCCGCTCCGCTGAAGAGACCCCGAGTGGATGGCTGTCCGGCTCTCCCTGCTTGCTGCGCAGGAAGATAACAGCAGGACAATACTCAACATACCTGCACTGATGGCACCTGCGAAGTGCCTGTTCGAGAATGATGATCTTTCCATTGACTTTTCTTATTTGATCACTTAACTCCAGAGTTGTTGCCGACAGGTCGTCATACAGCTGGTGATACACGCCTTCGTCTTCCTTGACCGCACGGACTTTTCTGAGCCTGCGGTCCCGCCACCAGCCGATGGCCATGGCTATACATCCCGTAGGAGCCAGCCATTCCTGCAAGACGGTAAGTACGGTACTCCAGTCCATGGTGCGGTCCTCCTTGCCTTAAATCAAGTCCCAGCCCTGCTCGATATCCGACAGGACAGCGGGCACACCGTTCTCCACACGACTCATGGCTGCCGCCAGGCGGCACATCGTATGCTTGTCGTCCACATCCGGTTCGTATGTCGTGGGTACCTGCAGGTCATTGCAGACGCTTCTGATATAGACCGAAGTGTTGTTCTCGTTTGAAGGAGCATACCGGGAGATGATCTGTGAGACGGTTTTCATACCATGCTTCCTGCGGTAGTTCCTCAGGGTAATGAGCATGGCGCGATAGCCCCATTTCATCTCCGTAAACTGGAAGAACTCCTTGTCTGTCTGCACCGGCCGCAGGCCCTGCCACTTGTCTTTTGACAAGCGCAGGTTGCCCGGATTATTGTTACGTAGTCCTCGTGCCATGGTCATTATTCCTCCAGAGATTTTGCAGATGCGTCAACTTTTGCCGTATCTTCCTCTCCCGCAAGGTCACTGCTCAGGGTGATAACTTTTGTATCCCCCTTAAACCAGGACTTCCCGTCGTAATAGAGAGATACCGTTTTGCCTGCAGGAACTTCTACCTCTTGCACGGTTGCCTTGAACTTGGCAGCCTGGTTGGTGACGGCAAGGCGTGCACCTGGAAGCACTTTCGAAGCGTTGATGGTATAGGTCGTATCCGACTCGGGAGTCAGGAGGACGGCATCATTCTGCGACGCCACGGTGATGGCAGTTCCGGCAGCCGTAATGCTGTTTCCTTCACGCACATCCAGCATGACAACCTCCTCACCGAATGCGGTGTTGGTATCCGCCGTCATGAGCATCTTGAAGAAGTATCTCTCGCCGGCATTGGTCAGCTTGTCGATCTGGATCACGTCAAAGTCGTTCTGCAGATTGACCGCTCCCCAGAAGTTGGACTGTTCGGTCGGGGTGGCGACGGTTCCGATGATCAGGCCGTCGGGCCATGAGGAGACAGTCTTGATGGTCGTTCCTTTGAACCGCATGGCGCTTGTGTCGGTCCAGTTGACACCTTTTCCCTCACGCAGGATCAGTTCGTCGTCATACCGGTCGGCATCGTCCACGGACATGATATAGACGAAGTTGGGGTTGTTACGCAGCACCTGCGGGGTTGCCTTGCGTACACGCATCAGGCGTTCGATCATCGTGTCGTCGGCGGATGCCTGCACACGGATCACTTCCGGGTCCTCGAACACACGCATGAGGATACCGTTGAACAGGTGCTCGTCGTCCTCGCTGTCATCCACATAGATGCCGTTGACGAAATGGTATCCCAGCTCGAAGTCCACCTGGTCGGAAAGCGCCTTGAGCAGCACATTCTGGATATTGGGCGGAAGTTCGCGGAATACCAGGTTGCCCGTGGGCTGGAACGGACGCCAGATCGATTCGAAAGAGCGGGGATTGAAGGTGGTAAAGGCCATGAAGTCCTTCGGTACCAGTTCCTTCTCCGAGTAGATGAAGTCACCCTTGGAGTCCTTGTCTTCCGGTTGTTCCACACGTTTGCGGAGCATCTTGTTTGTTTTCAGGCGGGGAATGGAGTATTTCTTCGCCACGTTGGGCACCAGATTGATCAGGCCCTTCTGCACGAGCTCATTGCCCGTAGCGGCTTTGGTAAGGATTCTGTCGAGTACCTCACCGTCGTAATTCGTATTTTTGATAGTTACAGCCATATTGCTTTACTTTTTATTTAAAACCGTTTTTTTCCTGGATACCGCGCCAGTTCTCATTCCAGCTGGACTTCTTCTCCTGAGCGTGGTCATCCAGTACATCTTCTATACTTTTCTTCTCGGGCAGGCTCCCGATGATCTTTTTGCCGTTCTCGAAATCCTGTTTCAGTATAGCCTCATACGCATCACGGCTGGCGGGAGCAATACGTCCTTCCTGCATAGCCGTCTCGAGCAGATTCCTGATCTCCAGCTCCCGGGCATCCTTCTCCTTGCGGATATATCCGTCCAGGCTGGCTTTCAAGCCGTCACGTTCCTTCACTACAGCGTCATACTGCCCTGCCTTGTTCTCCAGGGAGGCAAGCATACGCACCACATCCTCATCCGTCGCGCATGCGGCGAAGGATGGTCTTTTTCTTAGTTCTTCATACATACTGTTATCTGTATTAAATGTTTGACTCTTCAGGCGGGCCTGGAAAACAGCATAGATATCCTGCGGACTCTGGGCTTCCACCTTTTCCTTGATGTCATAGATACCGTCAACAAGACCCATATCTTTCGCTTCCTTCGCCGTGATCCAGTGATCCTTTCCGTCGAAGTAAGTATCCTTGATCTCTTCACGTGTCTTGCCCAGACGGGAGGCATACATGTCGGCAAGCGTATCCTCCAGGGCCTCCAGCTCGTCACTTACGTTCCTGAGCTCCTCCTTGTTTCCGTAGCATCCGCCATAGGGAGCGTGCAGCATCAGACGGGCATACTGGCTCATATAGACCGGTTTCCCGCACAGGGCGATGACGCTGGCCATGCTGGCGGCAATTCCGTCGACATAGATGGTAATGTCAGCCTCACTGCTGCGAAGGGCGTTGAAAATGGACATACCGGCATATACGCTGCCTCCGGGAGAGTTGATACGTATGTCTATGTTCTTGTACATCGAAGCGTATTCATACAGCTCCGCAACGATGTCCTTGTCGCTGATCCCGTCAAAACCGCCTATCTCCCCGTAGAGGAGAATGCAGGCGGTATCAGGGGAAGGTATCATGTTGAAGTATCGCTTTTTCATGCGGTCGTCTTTAAAATTATGACGCAAATATGAACAGTTTTTTTACCCCTTACAATACCTGTCGAACATGATACAACTTTACAACCGAATGGTACATCCATAAAGTTCTACCATAAACAAAACATCTTGTTTATTAGATAATTATGTCTGAATTTTGCTGCAAATAAATGATTGTAAAATGGCAGAATTAACAAGCAGGCAAAAGAAAGATTTTGCAAAGAGTATTTACCTTGGAGAAGACCTGACGCAGGAGGAGATTGCCGAACGTGTGGGAGTAAAGCGCCAGACCGTCTCCCGGTGGATCAAGGAAGGGAACTGGGAACGTCATAAGGTTTCCATTACCATCACGCGCGAGGAGCAGCTCAAGAACCTGTACCTGCAGCTCTCGGAACTGAACGCGGCTATTGCCAAGAAGCCCGAAGGGGAGCGGTTTGCCAATGCGGCCGAATCGGACACCATCTCCAAAATCTCGAATGCGATCAAGAAGATGGAGACGGATGTCGGGCTGGCCGATATCCTTTCCGTATTCAAGAGTTTCGTCAAGTGGCTGCGCAGCTATGACATCTCACGCAGCAAGGAGATCGTGCCTTTGCTGGACGCCTATATAAAATCCAAACTCTGATGCGCCATGGTAAAACTCAAGATTACACCACAGGACAGGGCGGAACTGGCCGAATGGAACGACTTGGTCGTTTCCATCAGGGAAAGCTCGGACATCAATCCGATGGACACGGATGCCGAGATTCGGGCACGCCGCCATCGTCTGGAGAAAGATCCGGAAAGCTGGTTCCGCTATTATTTTGAGATGTACTGCTCCTCGGAGGCAGCAGAGTTCCACAAGGCGGCCACACACCGTATACTTACCCACGAGAGATGGTATGAGGTACGTGCATGGTCACGCGAGCTGGCAAAATCGGCACGCTCCATGATGGAGATATGCTATCTGGCCCTTACCGGCAGGATACGCAACGTGCTGCTTATCTCCAACTCGCTGGACAACGCGGAGCGTCTGCTGCTGCCTTTCATGGCGAACTTCGAGGAGAACCTGAGAATCATACAGGATTACGGACAGCAGAAGAAACTGGGCGAATGGGAGACGGGAGAATTCACGCTAAGAACAGGATGTTCCTTCCGCGCCATCGGAGCGGGACAGTCTCCGCGTGGTACCCGTAACAAGAATGTGCGTCCCGACTTTATCCTGGTCGATGATATCGATACCGACGAGGAATGCCGCAACAGCGAGCGTATCAGAAATAAATGGAAATGGCTGGAGGAAGCCCTGATTCCCGCCATGTCCGTATCGGGAAGCTACCGCATCCTTTTCAACGGCAATATCATTGCGATGGACTGCTGTATCCAGAGGGCCATCGAGAAGGCCAGGGAGCTTAAAAGCAAACACGGGATCGGGCATGTGGATATTATAAACATCAGGGATGAGAACGGCATTTCCGTATGGCCGGCCAAGAACTCGGAGGAGGATATCGACCTGTTCCTCTCGCTCATCAACACCTCGGCGGTACAGAAGGAGTTCTTCAACAATCCCGTCAGTGAAGGCAACGTATTCAAGAATATCGTATACGGGAAAGTCCCCCCGCTCAGCAAGTTCCGCTACCTGGTCATCTACGGTGATCCCGCTCCGGGAGAAAGCAAGAAGAAGCAGGCTTCCTTCAAGTCCGTCTGCCTGCTGGGCAAGCTCAAAGGGACGCTTTATGTCATCAAGGCAAGGGTCTTTCGGGGAAAGAACGAGGACTTTATCGAAGCGTTCTTCGACCAGTACAGCTATGTACAGGGAAAGGCGACCGTCTACTGCTACGTGGAGAACAACAAGCTGCAGGACCCTTTCTTCCAGCAGGTCCTACGAAAACATCTGCTCAGGCTGCGCAAGAAACACGGCATTCCGCTCAACATCAAGCCCGACGAGGACCGCAAGACGGACAAGGCGACCCGTATCGAGGCGAACCTCGAACCGCTGGACAGGGAAGGGAACCTCATCTTTAATGAGCAGGAGAAGGATTCGCTGGACATGAAGGAGCTTACCGACCAGTTCAAGCTCTTCGACCTGACACTTCCGTATCCGGCAGACGGACCGGACTGCGTGGAGGGTGGCAACAGGGTGATCGACATGAAGGCCGGAAGCCTGGAAAAGACAATTACGATCAGAAGGGAGAAGCTGCGTTCTCTCAACAAATACAGGAGGTAGAAAAATGGCAGAATTTATCAATCCCGAAGACTACGATGCAAGTATCCACAGGGAGATACTGGAGAGCATCATAAGAGAGGACGAAGCGGTCCTGGAAATCTGCGAGGACCAGGCCATAGAACAGATGAAGTCCTATCTGGGCACACGCTATGACTGCCGGAAGATATTCTCGGCAAGGGGAAAAGAGAGAAATGCGCTCATACTCATGTTCGCCATAGACATCACCCTTTACCATGTCTGCAGCATACACAATCCGCAGAAGTTCTCCCCTTTCCGCAAGGAACGCTACGAGAGGGCCATGGAATGGCTGAAAGGAGTCAGCAGAATGGAAATCGGCATACCCGAAGCACCGGCGCTGGACAGTGAGACCGTGCAGAGAAACATGCCTACACAGATAAGAAGCAATCCCAAACGTGTAACACATCGCTAAAATGGCAAAGAGGAAGGAAATATCGATAAGCGGCAACATGCCGCTGCCGGGCAAAAGCGCACCGGGAACCATCATCATTACTGCTCCCAGGCTGTTCCATAAGGACATACAGGATTACATGCAGGCCATAAGGGGAGCCCATAACGTGGATTTCTCACAGAGGATAAAGCTCTACGACCTGTACGAGGAGATCCTCATGGACGGACATACAAGCAGCGTCATCGAAAAGAGGAAGGCTGCCGTGCAGTGCTCACAGATCGAGTTCAGACGTAATGGCGAGCCGGATGAAAGGATCAACACGCTGCTGCGGTCCCCCTGGTTCTACCGCTTCATAGGAGACCTGATAGACTCGGACTTCTGGGGATTCTCCCTGTTCTACTTCAAGAAGGACGAGAGCGGATGGCTGGACTATATCCTGGTTCCCCGCAAGAACTATGACCCGGTAAGGGGACTGGTCAAGCACCGGCAGGAGCAGACGTTCGGAGAACCGCTGGATGATTACCGTAACATGCTCTTTGTCGGAGAGAAACGCAGCCTGGGACGGCTCGCAAGGATCGCCCCCTATGTGCTGTACAAGAACAACGACATGGGTGACTGGGCGCAGTTCTGTGAGATCTTCGGAATGCCCATACGGGAATATACCTACTCTGCCGGCGATACCGAGTCGCGGAGCCAGACCGTGGAGGACATGATGGAACAGGGAGGTGCGGGAGTATACCTGCATTCCGACCAGACGAACCTCAAGCTCGTCGAGAGCGGCAGCAAGAGCGGAAGCTCCGACCTGTACAAGGCACTGTATGATACCTGCAATGATGAGATCAGCAAGATCGTGCTGGGCAATACGCTGACCACCCAGGCATCCGAGCGGGGGACGCAGGCACTGGGAAGCGTACAGGAAAAGGGAGAGAAAAAGCTCAACGAGGCGGACCGCAACCTGATCCTCAATACCCTGAATTATGACATGACCGACATATTCACCACCTTCGGATACGACACAAGAGGCGGGGAGTTCTATTATGTCAAGCCCAAGGAGACCACTGCCAGCGAGGAGATCAACATCATATCGCGTATGCGGCAGATGGGAACACCCGTATCCGACGACTATGTCTATGAGACCACCGGTATTCCCAAGCCGGACAATTACGACGAGCTCAAAGGAGAAATGTCGGACAGACAGGAAGCAATGAAGGACGGGCTTCCGCCTAAGGAACAGCCGGAAAAGAAGGAACGGAAACAGGGCAGGAAGCAGGAGGAGGGCATCATAGACCGCATCAGGAGTTTTTTCGCGCACGCCCCGAAAAGCGGGGCTTTAAAATGGTAATGGATGACCTGTACGGCCAGCGCTGCTCGCACTGTCACGGACATCCCGTCTTCACCTCACAGGGGACGGCGGTCTCTTTCGAGTTTACCGGGGAGCTGATGGCAAGGATTCTGCGGGATATCTTCTACAAGACATTCAACGTGGAGGAAGAGATTGACGAGGACCTGTTCCTGGCAACCGTCAGAACGTTTGACCGGGCGACGGACGAAGGATTCGGCATAAGGGACAGACGTGATCCCGAACATGACTTCTATGAGCAGATACGCAGCAATAATGAGGTGTTCTCCGCCTTCCGCACACACCGGATGCAGAACGACATCGCCTCGCAGCTGCTTGACGGGAAAGGGAAGCTCAAGCCTTTCTACCGGTTCGAGGAGGATGTACAAAGGATCATCGGTACATACAATACGGCGTGGCTGGAAACGGAGTACGACACAGCCGTCATCCGTGCCCATCAGGCGGCAGACTGGAGAGTGTTCGAAAGGGACGGCGACATTCTGCCCAATCTCAGATGGATGCCAACAACCAGCGCAGAGCCCGATCCCGTACATGCGCAGTTCTGGGGAATCGAACTGACGCTTCCCAAGGGACACCGCTTCTGGAAAAGCCACCGTCCCGGAGACAGATGGAACTGCAAATGCTCGCTCGAGCAGACGGACGAACCGGCGACATCCGAATACGGCATACCTCTTTCGGATTACATACCGTCTGCCGGACTGGACAACAATCCGGGAGAGGATGCGAAGATCTTCAGCGATACACATCCCTATATAGCCAATGCCTATCCGACAGCGGACAAGGCAGTGAAGGATTTTCTGGAAAGGAGGAAAGGATGAATGTGAATGAAGCGATCCGGGAGCTTCGCAAACGGGAGAAGCAGATAGAGAATGCGTTTAAGAATACGCTTCCCCGCAAGATCGGAGCCAAGGCGGTAAACCTTGTGAACCGGAACTTCCGGGAAGGAGGATTCTATGACGGCGGGCTACATCCCTGGAAGAGAACCATCAGGCAGGACACAGCAAAGGGAACTGCCGGATCTTACGGTCCGCTGCTTAGCAGACGTAACCACCTCTCACGAAGCACCGGGTACGAGCATGAACCATACAAGGCTGTCATCCTCAATCCGGTCGAATATGCCGGAATACATAACGAAGGAGGCAGCTTTACCACACACCCCAGGGTGACACCCAGGATGCGAAAGATGGCCTGGAAGATGTATTTCAAGACAGCCGGTATTACCAAACGTATGGGCAGGAAGACCCGGAAGGCGAAAGCTGCCGCCGCTCCGCCTGAAGCGCTGAAATGGAAAGCGATGGCACTGACGAAAAAACAGAGGCTGGATGTCAGGGTCAACATGCCACAGCGACGTTTTATCGGACCCAGTCAGGAACTTCGGGAGATGACCCGGCAGGAGGTAATAAAGGAGATTACAAATATATTAACAAAATAATTATGAGGAAAATCTTACTCATTTGTATATCCGTCGCCTTGTCCACCGGATGTACCGCAGCGAAAATTTATAAAGAAAACCGCTTTACGAAGCAATTTCAGCAAGCGGATTCAATGTTTAACAAAAAAATACAGATTAAAATGGTAACAGTAACCAAAGAAGAAGTGCTTGCCAATATGCAAGATGTGATCGCAAGAACGGTAGTTGAGTTTGATAAGCCATGCACCTATGTAACGGTTCGTATGAAGAACGGCTTTACCTTACGGGAATCAACGACTTGTGTTGATCCAGCCAATTACAGTGAGGAAATCGGGAAAGAGATATGCTTACGGAAGATAGAGGATAAAGTCTGGTTCCTGCTTGGATATGCTTTGCAAGACCGCTACCCTGTCAATCAGACGTTTATTGACCGCCTGCGCATTGAATACAATGAACTGATGGACAAATATAATAAGCTGGTCCTGTTCTTGGGAAGAAAGGATGCCGTTGAAATTGCGGGCGAGAATCAGATTGCCTTAATGGAAGTTCAAAAGGTACAGATGCACGACTATCTTCTCACCTTGAGAGAACGCATTGACCTGGCAAGCAAGTAACTACCAATTGCTCCCGACATTGACATCGGGAGCAGACTAAAAATAGAAAATAGCAATGGAAACACTGTTTAATGACATCCAGAAGAGGATAGCCGGGAAGATAGAATGGCTGCGTGGCCAGGTAGACGAGGATTACGGGCAGCTGGATATGCTTTACCAGCAGGATGAGGAGGACGAGACGTATCCGATGGTCTATCCCATGGTGCTGGTCGATATTCCCGAAGTGAAGTGGCAGACCCTGGGAGGAGTGGGCGGAGCCATGCAGAAAGGTACGGTAAGCCTGATTGTCAAACTGGCTATCGATTGTTACGATGATACGCATTACACCAGCGGTACGGCTGAAAAGGCCGCTGAAAGAATGAAGCAGATGAAACAGGTGCACGCCCTGCTGCAGATGTATAAGCCCGAATGCTGCCACACACCCCTGCAAAGAAAGAGCAGCAGGTTCTACACGATGCCAAGAGGCATAAAGGTGTATGAGCTGCACTATGAGACAACCGTATGGGAGAATGGATCACTCAGTAAAGAGTGAAAGCTGGGCGGCTGTCAGACGTGGCTTCTTGATGACGGGGACAGGACGGATGTTCACATCCTTGATCTTGTTGCAGTTTTCACGGATGATGGTCATGATGCGGTCTATGCTGATGAAGAACTCCCTTTCAGAAAGAATCTTAAGGGCGTCATCAAAACGAAGACGCTGGACCTCAGTCCAATAGTAATAACGACGCAGCAACGCTTCGTTACGCTTTTCGATTAGCTCCGAACTTCTACCTTTTGACATACCCTGAAAACTTCTAAACATAAAAAACTGATACCTATGCAAAAGTAATGATTTCTAGATAAATATCCAATTATAAGGAGGGAATTATAGAAAAAGCCCTCAACGCTCGTTTTAAATTACCACATAAAAAACAAATAGATAGCACACCTATCCACACGCTGAGGGCCAAAGTCCTTAACGTGAATAAGTGTGCTATTATTTTTTATGTGGTGCACAAAAGTAAGAATAAAAATCGAACAATTATGTGCAAGAGTGAAATTTTCTTTAGACTGCTCTGCTTGACAGAGGAAGAGACGGAAGTGAAACGGGAAAGAATCCTGGGTGACTGTAAGGACATGGAGGCTACCGATGCCAGGTATGTGCTTGTAACTCTTCTGACCGAGAAGGGGCTGTATCCCGACCAGATCGCTACGATGCTTCACCGCACGGCACGAGGTGTACGGCATCTGATATCACGTAACATCACCTCGCCGATGATAGGTATTTATTTGACACGCATCAGGAAGCGCATGGGAAGTGATTTCTCGACAGGGCAGTTATAGATGAGTATGTTTGCAGTACGGTCGAATAGTGACCGGAACTACAAATACAAATACAACTATGAGTGAATCAAGAACATTTGTTTTCCCCGAAGGGGGAAACTCAGGAGGCGGAACTAACGGCGTTCTGGCCATGCTTCCGGCTCTGATGCAGCAACGAGGTGTAGACCCGAACATCCTGGCCCTGATGGGCGGCGGAAACAACCGTAACGGAAACGGATGGGGAGACGACCTGTTTGCTATTCTGCTTCTCTTTATCCTGATGGGATGGGGTGGCATGGGAGGTTTCGGTGGTGCCCGTGGCGGAATGATGGGTAACGGACAGGGAGGTGTGGTACCGTTCGTACAGAACGATGCAAACACCGCTGTGATCATGCAGGCCGTACAACGCAACGGCTTTGACATCCAGTCCCTTGCAACCGCCCTGAATACCTCTTCCGATGCTGTCATGGCAGCTGTCAACGGACTGGGCATGCAGATCTGTAACATCGGAAACCAGATGGGCATGAATACCAACCAGATCGTTACAGCGATCATGCAGGGTAACAATGCCATCCAGTCACAGATCTGTCAGTGCTGCTGCGAGACAAACAACAACATCACCAAGATGGGCTATGAGAACCAGCTGTCTGTCTGCAATCAGACAAACACCTTGGTGAACACGGCCAACCAGAACACGCTTGCCTTGCGTGATGCCGGCACAACCAACACAAACGCGATCATCAGCAAGCTGGATGCGATGCAAAACCAGGCACTGCTGGACAAGATCGACACCCTGCGCGAGAGAAACAGCACGCTGCTTAACCAGCTTTCACAAGAGCATCAGAACGCATACTTCGCACAAGTATCGGCACAAACCATCGCTCCTGTCAACGCTGCGCTGAGCGACCTGAGCTCACGTCTGGCCAAGATCGAATGTAACCAGCCCGAAGTGGCCAAGGTTCCGTATAGTCCGGTGGTAGGCATACCGACCTGTGTTGCCGCACAATACGGACTGGGATACGGTATCGGTTTGGGAGCAGGTAACGGATTCTGGGGTTGACCCGGGGAAAGGAGGTAACTATGCCATTTCCCTTTCAATTCGTTAACCGCCGCGGATCGGCGGCAATTGCCACATCCGGCGTGAATGTGACCGCAGAAAATGCGGTGTTCTCCTTCCCCAACCACTCTTTTGTCAACGCCTGGTACAGAGGAACCATATTCATTGACCTCAGACAGGCAATCCCCACAGGGACTACAGGCACACTGCCGGTACTCTTTGAAACGAACGGGGTGACACAGGCGGTGACCAAATACGGTGGAGAAGCGCTCACGGTAGCTGATATCCCCGGAACGGGAGTCTATGAATTCTGGTTCGACAGGGCGACAAACACCCTGCAGGTAATGACCGGAGTAGTATAAACTACAGGCGGGAGAAATCCCGCCTTATCAAAGAGAAGAAAATATGCCTTTCCAAAATTTAAGAGTAAATAATCAGTTCTATATCCTGCACAAGGACGGAACACCCTTTGTTGAAACGGGATCGGTTGTGGGAGTATCCGCTCCCGTGCCCGAGGCGGCACAACAGCCGATGATGTTCGGACAGCCCATGAGAATGGTGGTGGATATCACCGTTAAGGTGGGAGAACAGACCGTCACTTTTCAGAAGATACCTGCAGGCGCGGATATCGCGGATGCCAATTTCCCGGGAGGAGGAAACATGGTTATCTCCGGATCACGGGAGTCAATGAATTCCGAGGTCACGGCAATGAGGACCAGATCCCTGGAAATACTCAAGAGCATAGACTATCACCGCACGGTGGTGGAATCATGCAACCGGATGATGGAAACTCTCAATCCCGAACTGGCCGAAAGGCAGCGGCAGGATGCGGAGAACAAAGCCCTCAGGCAGGAAATATCAGAACTGAAGGCCATGATGGCCGAACTGCTCAAACCTGCGGAAAAGGCAAGTAGTAACAATTCTAAAAAACAACAGACATGATGATGATCGAAATAGAAGACAGCAAGGTCGAGAAGATGAGCGACTACGCTGAGAAGATGCTCAAGTATGGAGGCAAGCTCATGCAGTGCATCGAGGAGATCTCCGAGAGCAGAGGCGGCATGGGACAGCGTAATGATTACGATGACTATGACGACGAGTATGACGACATGGGACAGCGTGGCGGATACGGCGGCGGATACGGAAATCGTGGCGGATACGGCGGCTATGGCAACCGTGGCGGTGGATACGGAAACCGTTATGGCGGGGACATGGGACAACGCCGTGGAGTACCGGGAACGGGAAGATACTCCAGATACCGCTGATTGTTTAACTCTTCGGGATGGCGGACAGACGTCATCCCGTTTAATTTGAATACATTATGAGCAAGGTAAAGGAACCTCTTGATACATACGATGACCGTCCCAAAGAAATGACGGCGTATCTGAAGAATTACGGCTGGCACTTCAATAAGAAGCTGTGCGAATTCGCTGTCTCGCTTATGCGAAAAATGAATCCTGCAACAGGAAAGAGTGAGAAGATCGAGCCCCTGACCAAGGATAAAGTCGATGAGCTGCTGGCAAAGAATGGCGTAAGGGTGGAAAACAACACACTCTACGACTATGTGTATGTAGCTAACATGGGAAAGGCGGATTATCTGAAATCATCCGTTGCGGATGATGCACGCCTGGCACTTTACGTCAAGGACACCATCGATGATTTTGATGCGCCTGACGGAATGGTAATGTGCATGTGGTATGCAAAGATGTGCCGGGCAGGTGAACCGGTAGAATGGGATGAGATGCTATGATCCGGCAGCAGTTCGACATAAGCAAATACGACTGGAAGGTCGAGGTCTATTATGCCGTGGACTGTTACTATACGGATGAAATCATGGGCAGGCTCTATGATATCGGATGTCGGGGAGATGATCTGCAGACCGCATACGAGAACCTGAGCGCCGGAAAGCCCGACACCGGGCTCACCTATTCCAATTACGGCACGCGTCAGACGGTAATGGTCATAGGCATCACATCTTCCGCCGCACAGTTTCAAAACTCTTATGACCACGAGCGCAAGCATCTGGAAGCGCATATAGCGACAGCGCTGGGGATCGATCCGTGGGGAGAGGAGATCTGCTACCTTTCAGGGGAGATCGGACAGCTGATGTTCGAAAAGGCAAGGTTGATGCTGTGTGACTGTGATTGTTGCAAACATAAAAAACAGGAACTCATATGAAAAGAAAAGAATTTAAAAAAGCAATCAAAAGCGCGACACCGTTTGAAAGCCTGTATGCACTTCTTCCTGAGAAACAGAAGGAGAAATTCAAACAGTTTGCCGCCGGATTCGGATTTACCGAAGGACAGATTAAAGGAAGACTGGAAGGAAACGGATAGTCTTCGTTAAAAAAAGACTGACTTTTCTTATTATATATAACGGGTGCTGCGGCTAGTCTGCCGGGCACCCGTTATTAATTCTCTTATAAATCATTTGTCAACTTATAACAAAAATCAAAAACATCATTTCTGTCTTTAAACATAAGATGTTCAGGCACTCTTTCACTTAAAGCATTTCCAGAGGATCTAATATAATAATCTAACTTTATACCTATATTATCACCATTAAGAGTTGCATAAAAGCTAATACCAGTTATTTCTCCATATAATATTTTCACCTTATCTATACTCCAATAGTACAATTTGTCTCCTATATTGTATTGGGTTTTAAATTCCATATTTTCATATTTATCTTTTTTTATTTATCTTTGTTCCAAGATATGGTTTGGGATAAATGCTACCTACTGGTTTTCCCTGAAAGCGCAAGCAAAGTCGAGTGCGAATGGTAGACTATGCACGAGGTAATGGCGTATAGGTGAGTTCAAATCCACCACCATATCTTATTCAATTCATATCTGACACTGTTATACATTAGCTATTGCTATTGGATTCAAATAGACTTTATCATCAATAAATACATGCAACACAAATTTCCTATCCTGTATTGTACCTACATACCTCAATGCTGATCCGGATGGTATTTCTTCCCCTGTGCCAAATATTCTAATTTTTACAGAGGTAAGATTTACTTTAGGATTAACAATCGCCCACATTACAGCAGCTCCGTTCTGCATTTGTAAACTGATAATATTTGCACCGAATGGCATATCAATAGTTTGTTCATCAACTATTTTTATTGGATATTTATAAATTACACTCATATTTTATTTGATTATTAGTTATCTCTTCGTATTCTGTAAGCAAATAGATATGTTTTATTTCTATCGCTGTTTCAAGTATTCCCTGTATTTCATTCATTGCAGCACGATATACAGTCGATGAGCTGTGCATATTAGTTTCCTCGGTGCGGTATGGTAAAATTAAATCCTCAGACATCTTTATCATTTTTCCACCATACTGCCAAGCCTTGAAATCTATTCTAAACTTTGCTTTACATAACATCGTTCCTATTTTGCCCTTATAACAGTATTGCGTAAAAAATTAGAGAACTCAGATCGCACGTCAAAGCAGGGACATGCCTTGATAAATTCCGCCGGTTCCACCTCACCTGAGCCATCCAGATCAGGTGAAGTATCCCGATGACCAAGTAACTCGATGATATCATACTCTTTACACAATTTCGCCACAAGTCCACGTAATGCCGCTTTTTGCTCGGGAGTACGAGTATCGGCTGGTCTTCCACTCGCATCTAAACCACCAATATAGCAGATACCAATTGAGTGCTTATTGTAAGATACACCGGAAAATCCCTTTGTATTACAATGAGCCCCATCAATAGAAAGTGGACGTCCATTCTCTACATGACCATCAAGGTCGACCACGAAATTATAACCGATCTGGTTAAAGCCTCTTTGTTTGTGCATACGGTCTATATCCTTTGCACGTAAATCCTGTCCGGCACGTGTTGCTGAGCAGTGAATGATAATTGAGTCAATTGTTTTCATTGTCTTTATTATTTTAGGTAATATTCGCATCTAAATCCTTTACGTGGCGAGAAATCCTTAAATTCACAAGCCTTAAATATCTGATGTTTGTTAGCCCATTGCGCAAGATCCTTTTCATATAAAGTCGGTTTTCGATCATTATTAAAATCTCGGTAAGGTTGCACAAAAGGAGAAATCCCTAATTCTCTAAGCCTGCTCAACCTATACATGTCCTGCTCAACGGTTGAGTTGTAACCTACTAGAACGTAACAAGACAAATTACGAGGTTTGATATATTTAGTCACTTCTTTGAGCTTATCTGTAAGGTCAATTGAAGGCAAATCCCAGGCAATGTGTATCCTCCTTTTTAATCTCAACTTACCTAGATAGAAGGCTTGCTCTTCATTCATGATTCTAACATCAACGCCATGCAGATTAACCATCTGATTTTGTTTTAACAGGTAACTAATTGCATGCCTCCATTCAGGATTGGCGAAGAAATTATTATCAAGTACTTCGATCCATTTTCCTTCAGGATTCAAGTCAACTGGTTCTACTGCCTGGATATATCCCTCTTTCTCACGAACGAGACAAAATGGACATTTCCGGATACAGCCCCTTGAGAAGAACTGAAGAGAAAAGCTATATTGTGGATAAATGGAATAATCCATAAGTCGGCTGTTTTCTATCTCTTCAGGAAGTCTACCGGTGATATCGTATCCTGTGCCACCCTTCTCAACTATGTCTGCCTGAAGCGTCAGATAGTTAAAATCAGGAGTGAAGGTGAATACTTTACTCGCCATCACCTTATCATACCTGTTAAAAGGAGTTGCCCATTCCACCTGATCGCCTCTTGCCTTGTAATAGGCGGATATCCGCATAAGAGCGAAATTGGGAAAGTTATGACCATCTACGTCGATTAATCCAATGTTCATTATTCTAATGTTTTTAATCTCATTAATAGCATTATTTTATCCCATAATATTAGAAAAGCATTCCAATAATCTTGAAAGCTGAAAT